AAAGACTCCCCAAAAACCGATTTAAAACTTGGAAAGTCTAAAGACTCCCCAAAAACCGATTTAAAACTTGGAAAGTCTAAAGACTCCCCAAAAACCAATTTTAAAAAGGCGTTTGATGATTATGATAAGCAAATAAAACGTAAAAAGGATAAAAAAAGCAGTTTTGAAAAGGCGTTTGATGATTATGATAAGCAAATAAAACGTAAAAAAAACATAAAGGAAATAAAAAAGGCTGCTGTCCCTGCAGCACTAGGTACTGCTGGTGGTACTGCTGGTGGTACATATGCGGCAAAAAATAAAAAGAAAGCTGGCGGAGCAATTAAAGCAATGAAAAAAATAAAAGATAATGCAGGCTCTATAACACTTATAGGTGCATCTGGTGGCGGTTATCCTTTATCAAAAAAGATTCAAGAAGAAGGGCGTAAAGCTAAAGCTAAAGCTAAAAATAAAAAGAAAGGTATGAAAGCTGGTGGCATTGTAGACAGACAGTACCTTAAAGGAAGATAATGAGTAATGCTTTTGCTAGTAAAAAGAATGCGATAGCAGACTGTGATGTTTGTGGGTTTCAATTTAAGCTAACAAAATTAAAAAGCTTAGTTATAAGAACTACAAAAACACAAATACTAGCGTGTCCTGAGTGTTGGAACCCAGATCAACCCCAGAACTTACAGGGTATGTATCCGGTTACTGATCCCCAGGCTATACAAGATCCTAGACCTGATAAGAGTTTTGTTATTGCGGGACCTTACAGCTCAAGAGATATACAATGGGGGTGGAACCCTGTAGGGCTTTCAAATCCTTTACAACTAGAAGGACTAGAGAATTATTTATTAGCACAAGGACAAATAGGAACCGTAACGGTTACTACAACTTAGGAGAAAGCAATGAAACAGAATGAAGAAAGAAAACCTAAAATGGTAGATAGTTATACACAACCACAAGATGTACCTGTACCTAATACAGCAGGGTATCCAGAAAAAGATATTAAAACTACTGGTGTAGTAACTCGTGGTAATGGTTGTGCTACTAAAGGTACTATGGCTCGTGGGCCGATGGCATAAGGATAAGTAATGAACTATACAGAGTTAGTTGCTGCGATTCAGTCGTATACTGAAGATGAATACCCCACTGCAGATATTAATTTATTTATACAGCAGGCAGAGGAACGTATATTTAATTCAGTTCAAATACCTGACCTACGTAAAAATGTAACGGGAACTATGACAGCGGGAAGCAAATATCTGAATGTTCCTTCTGATTGGTTAGCTACTTTTAGTTTAGCTGTGATTGACACAGATAATAGTTACACCTATCTTCTTAACAAAGATGTAAACTTTATTAGGGAATCGTTTCCTGATACAGACAATACTTTTTGGAAAAAACCAGAGTATTACGCGGTGTTTGATGATACAACTTTTATATTAGGAGCTACACCTGATGCTGCTTACGATAGCGAACTTCATTATTACTACTATCCTCAAAGTATCGTTGTTGCTGGTACTAGCTGGCTTGGGGATAATTTTGATAGTACACTACTATATGGATCGCTTTTGGAGGCGGCTACTTACTTAAAGGCTGACGCAGATACCATTACAAACTATAATAACCGTTATAAAGAAGCTATGGACTTAATTCAGAATTTAGGTGAAGGCAAAAACAGACGAGATGCGTATAGAAGTGGACAAGCGCGTATCCCTGTTAAAGGCAGAAGAGGAGCGGTATAATGTCAGATACACTAAATACATCAGTAGGGACAGTAAAAGTTGTAATAACGCCTCCTACTAAACCGACTAAACCCGAAAAACATTTAGACTAGGAAGTTAATTATGGCAATCTCACAAGCAATGTGTACCTCGTTCAAAGTAGAACTATTAACTGGGACACACAATTTTACAAACGGTGCAGACGTATTTAAGCTCGCACTATTTAGAAACACAGCAGCTATTGTTGGTACTTTTGGTGCAGCAACAACCAATTACTCACAGATGGGCGCAGACGAAGTAGTAGGCACAGGATATACTGCTGGAGGGTTTACTTTAACAAATGTAACTCCTACCTCTACTGGTACTACAGCGTTTACTGACTTTAACCCTAATGCTTCATTCACCGATGCTACAATTACTTCTTCAGGTGCTTTAATTTATAACAGTACAGAAGGTAATAAAGCAGTAGCAGTATTAGATTTTGGTGGAGATAAAGTTTCAACGGCAGGTGATTTCACAGTTATATTCCCAGCTGCTGATGCTACAAATGCAATTGTTCGTATAGCTTAACAGGATTTTATTATGGCTCTTACTTTAAATGATAGAGTAAAACAAGTCTCTACAACCACAGGAACGGGTACTATAACATTAGGAATTACTCCTAGTGGGTTCCAATCTTTCACTGACGGTTTGAGTGATGGAGACACAACTTATTATAGTATCGTTAATACTGAGTCAGGAGTAACTGAATGGGAAGTGGGTTTAGGTACATATACTGCATCGGGTACTACACTCTCTAGAGATACTGTATTTACTTCGTCTAACTCAGGCTCTCTTGTAAATTTCGGTGCTGGAGACAAAGATGTTTTTGTAACCTATCCTGCATCTAAATCACTTTTTGAAGCTGCCGATAATTCTATTTCTCTTCCTGGAGCAACTACTTTTGGTAGTACAGTTTTACTTAACCAAGCCCCCACACTTAGCTTACAGGCAGCTACTAAAGATTATGTGGATAACGCGGTTGCTGCGGGTTTAGATATACATACTGCGGTTAGACTAGAAACAACAGTAAATTTTTCTGCTACTTATGATAATGGTACAGCGGGTGTTGGTGCTACTCTTACTAACAACGGTACTCAAGCTGCATTAGTTGTAGACGGAGTTGCGGCAGTGTNGCTTCTGATAGAGTTTTAGTACAACAACAAAGTAATGCTGCTCAAAACGGTGTTTATGTTGTTACTAATATTGGTTCTGCTTCAACAAACTGGATATTAACGCGATCTACCGATACAGATACTTATGGTTTAAATGATCCTACAAAATTAAGTCAAGGTTCTTACTTCTTTATTACTGAAGGTAATACTAGAGCTGGTCAATCTTTTGTTTGTAACACCGTAGGTGTAATTACTTTTGGTACAACAGACATAACTTTTGTTGAGTTTTTTGCAACACCTGTTTATACCGGGACTGCACCGATATCTGTATCAGGACAAGTTATATCGCTGACTGGAGTAGTTGGTCCAACAAACGGTGGTACAGGACTAAACTCTTATACAACAGGAGATATAATTTATTCTTCTGCGACAGACACTTTAGCTAAACTTACAGGAAACACAACAACTACTAAAAAATATCTGCAAGAACAAGGTACTGGCAGTGCTGCTAATGCTCCTACTTGGGAACAGGTAGCCGCTGCAGATGTATCAGGACTAGCTACAAGCGCAACAACAGATACTACAGACGCAAGTAATATATCTAGTGGCACATTACCTACAGGACGGCTTGGAGGCTCATATACGGGAGTTACAGGTGTTGGTACACTAACGGCAGGGACTTGGAATGCTACGGCTATTGCCCTTGCTAACGGAGGTACAGGAGCTACTACTGCGAGTGATGCAAGAACTAATTTAGGTTTAGGAACAGCAGCGACAACCGCTAGTACAGATTATGCAACAGCAGCTCAAGGTACACTAGCAGACTCTGCACTTCAGTCTTCAGATATTGGTACAAACGTACAAGCTTATAATGCTAATCTTGATCCGCTGGCTACTAATGGTTCAGGGACAGGAGTAAACCAATATGTTGCTAGACCTGCGGGTTCAGCCATTGCTATCGGAAGCACTTTTACTGTAACTGAAACAGGTGGTGTATTGTTTTTCTCTGTCAGCGGAACTAATAAAGCAAAACTAGATGCGAGTGGAAATCTAACAGTTGCTGGTGATGTAACAGCCTTTGGTACAATATAAAGGAGTTAATTAGATGTTAGGTAACACTGCGTTTGCACAAGCACCTATATCAGATTTAGGTAGCGCCAGTTTAGGTGTTAACGTAGCCGTAACAGGAGTATCAGCC